GTTACGCAAGGTCATTAAGCTGTCTCCATCGTGTTCATTGGTAGTTTTTCGTTAAGCGTGTCGAAGCGCTCCCGAAGGTGGTGGCGTGCGGCTGAATTAAGCTTCCAGATTTCAGCGGCGTTTGAGTGCATCCAATGCGCCAACTCGGCTGCGGTCTGTGCGCTGCGCATGGCGGATTGAAGCGCGGCAAAAACCGTCTTGCTGTCGTCTTTGCCGTAGGCTCCAACCTCATATGCGGTGCCGTCCTGCGCTTCGCCGGAAAGTAAGTCACTCCAATCCAGCATGTCGATAGTGTCAGGGTGTGGAGACTGCCGCTTTGGCGGCGCTTGCTTGCGTTCGGCTTTGGGCTGTTCCGGCTCGCCAGCACCGCCGCCATCAAGCGCGTGCAGATCGCCCTTGTGCCAAAGGTCCAGGGCCGCACCAAAGCGCATCGCCGCATTACGCAGCGCATCGCCAATGACCTCTTTTACAGCGTCCCCCCCACGCTTCCCGTCAGGGTGTCCATACCCAAGGCGCGTGACACCGCAGACCGTAAGCTTGATCCACATGCCGCCGTTTTCATCCAGCTTCGGCGCGCCCGTTTCGGTGGTGGTCACCGGCTCCCAATTCCATTCAGGGTCCGCATCCAGCAGGCGATCAGTCAAAGCGGCGTGGCCGACATAATCTAAGTGAACGGCTTTAGGGTGGTGCCACCCTCCGCACACATCGCAGTTGCGATATTCGTTCTTCTTGTCAGCCATCCAGCCTGCCTGTTTGGGTAGCTTGGAGATTTGATGCGCCTCAAACGGCACGCGTAGCAGCGCAAGGCCGGTGGGCTTTTTTGGTTCTGCGGTCATGTCGTCTCCATTCAGGATAAAGGAGGCAGGACGGGCGAGGGGATCAACCCGCCCTGCCAGTTTGCGCGCTCCACAGGGAGGACGAGAGCGCGCAAGGGGATTACTTGATGCCAAGCACAGGCTCGGCGGTTTGTTGGTCAACAAGCGGCGGGCGTGAGGCGCGCGGGCTTTCGTGCGCCACGGTGACAGCAATGTCAGAGGTCAGCGCCTTGATGCGGACAAGGCAGCGGTCAATGCTGGCCGCTTCCGCTTGCCGATCCGCGCCGGGCTTTTCCATTGCGATGGCAAAGCTCTTAATGCGTTCGGCCAGCGCTTTAATCTCGGCGGCTTTGGTCATGATGCGACCTCTTGGCGACGCTTTTCCTCGGCAATGACAGCCTCACAAAAACGCTTTCCGCGTGCTGGGTTGGGATAATCTGGCGACCCCCAATGCGCGAGCGCTTCATCTGCGGTGAACCGCCTGCAACCAGCGTGATAATAGTCGCCAGCGCGATCCATTCGGTATCCGCGCTCATCTTCAAGCAAGGCGGTGATGCCAGTGCCTTGAAGGTGCAGCAACCCGCCAACAGTCAGGTTATCGGGCAGGGCGGTGATGCCAGTGCCTTGAAGGTACAGCCACCCGCCAACAGTCAGGTTATCGGGCAGGGCGGTGATGCCAGTGCCTCGAAGGTCCAGCCACCCGCCAACAGTCAGGCCATCGGGCAAGGCGGTGATGCCAGTGCCTTGAAGGTACAGCGCCCCGCCAACGCGTGAGCCGCTTGGCAGCTTGCCCGCTATAGCCAGGGCTTTCGCGTCAGCGCTCGAATAAATGTTCTGTTCACTCATATCAAAACGCTCCTACAGCAACAGCAACAGTAAGGCAGAGCATCCACGCGGCCATAAACAGGCCAAGGTGACAAAGCTCTGAGAGGGTGGAGAGGATGCGGCGGGTCATGGCTAAACCTCGACCAGCTTGCCGCCATTAAGGCGATACCAGGTGTCAGGCTTCACGCCATCACGCCCAGCTATCCCGGCAAACACGTGCAAAATTTCGCCGCTGTCGGGGTCGCGCTCATCTAGGTGAATAGCGGCACCCTCAACAGCTCGCGCTTTGCCATTAAAGCTGGCATGAGCAACTGCGGTCGAATGCTCAGCTGTGGCCGCGCCGGACCTGCCAGACGCTGTGGCCGCGCCGTACTCGCCAGACGCTGTGGCCGCGCCGCAATCGCCAGACGCTGTGGCCGCGCCGTACCAGCCAGACGCTGTGGCCGCGCCGCAATCGCCAGACGCTGTGGCCGCGCCGTGCCTGCCAGACGCTGTGGCCGCGCCGCAATCGCCAGACGCTGTGGCCGCGCCGGACCTGCCAGACGCTGTGGCCGCGCCGGACTTGTTGCTATTAACTGCCGCGCAATTGTCACCGCGCGTCGTCGAGCCTTCTGCTGAATTTGCGCGAGCGGTGACAAATTCAACCGCGCGTTCAATTAGCTGGCCAAGGCTAATCTCAGCCTGAATCTCGATAGATGCAGAGCAGAGCTTGTCTTCACCGCGCTCTACCTTTCCTGCCAGCCGGACCTCGCAAAACCGCGATTGACGCGCGTCGTAGTATTTCAGGACATGCAACGGATGCTCGCAGGCATGGAAGCCTGAGCCGCAGAGCGATACTTCACCGTCGTGGTGATAGTTCTGCCCAACTTCATACTGAAAATCGAGGCAGGTGAGGTCAGAGTTAAAACCCTTGTAAGCGATGATTTCGTTAGCCATCACGCGGCTCCCTTGTGCTGCTCAGCGAAGGCCGCTTCCCAAGCGCCATACATGGCGTCGCGGGCGTGCTGGAAAGGTTCAATCTGGATTGCCTCGCGCACGTCATCATTTGATAGCTGTTCCAGCGGTTCTGTGCGCCACAGGCAGTCCACGAGGGTTTCTGCCAGCTGTTCAATTTCCTTGCGCTCCATAAACCCAAAACGCTTGGCGAGGGTTGCGCCGATATCCTCGGCGGCTTGGCGCAAGGTTGCAGCTTCATCGCGCGCCGTGTCCAGTTGACCGGGGCGGAAGCCGTCGTATTCGCGTTCGTGTTTGTCCATGTCTGTCACTCCCTTGGTGTGAGGGCTACAGTGGCACGCCCCAAAACACATTGCAAGAAAAAAATTGGCTTGCGGAGAAAATTGTTTTGATGCAGTATAATGCGCATGGACAAGCTGGACATATATCTACACTCTAACCGGCTAACGCTGGCAGAGTTCGCGGAGCGGGTCGGGGTTGGCCCCTCAACCGTTTACAAGTGGCGTCATGGTAAAGCGCGGCCCAAATATCAGATGCGCCGGAAGATGAGCCGCGTGACGCGCGGTAAGGTTCCGGTTTCAGCGTGGGGTGATTGCGATGAATGAAGTTATGAAAGCCCGCCAAGCCGAGCGCATTGCGCCGAAGGGGCAGAAGGCCAAGCGCCGCCGTGAGCATATCCGCGCCGTGGCCCGCGCCATGGCAGACAGCATGGATCGCGATGGCGTGAAGCTGCCGCGCTGGGCTGCGTACACGGATGCAAGCGCATGACCCTCACAGACATTCAGCAGGAAGCCATAGCAACCCGCGTGCTGGCTGGTGAGCATCCCGCCAACGTTGCGCACGACTACGGCAAGCGCGTCGCTCAAAAGGACCGCACCGACGCCATCAACGCTGTGATGGATTACGCCAAGCAGGTGCAGCGGGACTTTTGTGACGGGGGTGATGTATGAGCCAGCTCCCGCTTGGCCCATTTGGTGCCATTCTAGCAGATCCACCGTGGGCGTTTGCCACCTACAACAAGCGCGATGGTCAGACCCCGCATCGTGGTGCTGAGGACCATTACCCGGTTATGTCATTTGAGGACATGGCCGCGCTTCCTGTTGCTGATAGCGCTGCTGATGACTGCGCGCTGTTTATGTGGGTTGTGGACTCGCATCTGGACGAAGCCTTGCAGCTTGGTGAGGCATGGGGCTTTAAGTTTAAGACTTGCGCCTTCGTCTGGTTCAAAAGCCGTAACGAAGGTCAAACGCCGCGTATCGGCATGGGATACTGGACCCGTAAGCAAACGGAGCAATGCTGGCTGTTCACAAAGGGCTCACCTAAACGACTGAGCAAGGGCGTTCGCCAAGCCCTGTTCTGCCCCAAGGGCGCACATTCTGCCAAGCCTGATGAGCAATACGACCGTATTGAAGCGCTGGTGGGTGGCCCGTACCTAGAGCTGTTTTCCCGGCTTAACCGGCCACAATGGACGGCGTGGGGCAATCAAACCGGCAAACGGGATGCAAGCTTGTTTGATCAGGTGGCGTCATGAGCCGCCGCGAATTTCGCGAACCCGTCAAGGCTCAAATACGCCAGCGCTCTGGCGGCGTGTGCGAGTGCCACCGTATGCCCGCTGATATTTCGCATATGTTCCCAAAGCATTGCGACCGGCCTGCGGTGGATATCGACCACGTTTTCGCAGACACGCTGGAAACCGACAAGAGCGCGGATCTGACTGCTGCGGACGGGGCGCACCTTTGCAAGCCCTGCCACAAAATTAAAAGCGCCAGTGACCAAGCCATGCGCCGCAAGCGCAACGCGCACAAGGTCCGCAAAGACCGGCCTAAGCCTGGATGGTTTCAGCAGGGCGCGAAGCTGCCCAAGGGTCGCGGCTTTCCCAAATCCAACCCCCAACGCTCGGCCACGAAGCCGATTGAACGCTAAGAGGTGATTTTATGACACGAGGACATCAAACCTGGACCGAGGCGCGCGATAAAGCGTTAGCCGAGCTTTGGGAGCAGGGCCTAAGCGCTGCGAAGATTGCCGACAAATTCGGCGGCGGCGTTACGCGAAATGCCGTGATCGGTCGCCTCAACCGGCTGGGCTTGCAGCGCGGCGGCAATCAATGGTCAGACGCGGAGACAGAGCAGTTTAAGGCGCTGTGGGCTGAGGGTAAAACCGACGCTCAAATTGGTGAGGCGATGGGCAAAGACCCACGCGCCATTGGCATGAAACGCCTGCGGTTGAAGTTGCCGGTTAATCGTGCGGTGCGGGCTAAGGCGGTTAGACCTAAAAAGCCGCGCACACAGCGCAAGCGTAAGACGCTCGAAGGCAATCGCCCGAACGTCATTAAAGGCGTTCAGGGCGCACAGAAAGGCGCAACACGGGTAGAGCAGCCAGACACGGTTCTTCGTCGATTAAAAGACGCTGAAACCGCTAACCCCGATGCGCGCCGTGTGCCGATTGAACAGCTGCAAGCCGGTGAGTGCCGGTGGGCGGTCAACGACGCCAAGCCGGGCGAGGATCATCTGTTCTGTGGTGCTAAGGCTCGCGCTGGTAGCTCATACTGCAAAGCTCATCAGGCTGTCAGTGTGAGTGGTTATGAGGTTGAGCTTAACGCCAAGGCAGACAGGGGCGGGCTGGATAGCTTCTTAGATCAGGTGTCAGCGCGAGGCGAGCGCCGCCAAAAAGTGCTGGCATGGTGATGAACGGGTGGGAATTGGCTTTGCGCCGCGATCAGGTGTTTCGAGATATATTTGATGAGCACGGTGTGACGCCAGAAATGCTGAAAGGCAAGCGCCAGACACGGCCAATCTCGATTGCTCGCCAGGAAGCCATGTATCGTTTACGCCAGCTTGGTCTGACTTATCCTCAGATTGGAAGGCGCTTAGGCGGTCGTGACCATGCCACCGTTATTTACGGCGTTAGGACGCACGCTAAACGAAATGGCTTGCCAGAATAAAAAGCCGGTAACTTGCCAAACTAAAAAACGTAGGTTACGAATTAGAAAGACCCGCCAGCCGAAGCCAGCGGGTCTAAGGACCGGACTGATGGAGAGGGACAACTCCACCGGCCTTGGAAAACAAGGAAAGACAAGGCGCGTACCCGGTGCAGATCGTTTATGCCCTAGCTGACCTTCCAAGTAAATGTCTAAACCGCTTTATGCGGTGCGCGTTTGTATACGGCCATGCATGGCCCCGGTCGGCGTAAGACGGCAGCGGACAAACGTTTAAGGCTACTGTGGGGATGCAGGGTATAGCCAAGGGCAAGTCCGAAAGGTTCTGAGCCCATACCTGCCGGGGAGCGCAATATCCCCGAACGACGGAACCGACTAACAGGCCATGCGCGGCACTGTTGGGCCAACGCGATGCGGCGACCTGATGGTTCAGACATTGCTTGGCGGGACTGCACCTTGGCTTTTTAGCCGGGGATAGCAGTCCTATGCCTTAGCTCAACAGCTCGCATCCGGTTCAGCCTTAGGGAAACAGGACTTAAAAGACACAGGGGCACGGGATGAAGATAAAGTTTGCACCGACAAGAAAGCTGACAAAGCACGGAAAGCGGATGGCTTGGATAAGGTTTGAAGAAAATTTCCCGCAGTGGCGATTGAAGGGGGCTGGCTGTTATGGTCGGGGCTTAAAATCAAAGGGCGTCAGCTATTACCCTGCAACCCAATTAATGCACTTTAAGGGAATTGCGTTTTGGACCGATGACCCGGAGGCCGCTTACAAGGAGCTTTTTGCGCTATCCAAGCCAGACGCAAAATACTGGCTGAAGAAGAAAAAGGCGGAGCTATGACAGAACACAGAACGGAGATGGGAAAATGCTTGACGGATTAGAAGTGAGAGCGCCGAAACAGGGCTATGACTTGCCCGCAAAGGCTCAATATCGAGAGGACGTGTGGAGCGCCATTGCACCAGCGACGCGACGTTATCTTGAAAATGATCGTGCTCGTTGGCTTATTTTGCCGAGCCGGGAGGGGTTGGAAATCGAAGTCGCGGTAAAACACGGCATACCGCCTGAGAAAATTGTCTGCGTCGATAAAAGCCCGGCGTTAATCGCCACGTCACATTGGCGCAAGAAATGGCCGCAGTGCGAGTTTATCGGCAAGCCGGTTGGCGAAGTCGGCGCGGAGATTGCCAAACGCAATCAGGTCATAGTTGCAGCCAACTTAGACCTATGCGGAAATTTTAGCGAAGAAAATATAACAGAGCTTGAGGCGTTTTTAGTAAGCGCACCGAAGACGCCTGACGCGGTGATTGCGGTAACGATGATGAAGGGCCGCGAGGGATCGGCTTTGCTGAGGTTTTTGAATCAGTGTGATGAAGAGTTGCTTGCTGAAAAGAGAATGCGAGCGTTGATGCAAACGACGCGGTTTGGTGATGTTGCGTGGCGCGTGCTGGCGCAGGGCGATTATCGAGCAGCGCGTATGCCTGTCGCTTGGGCAGTTTTACAGCGAGTGTCGGCGGAAGCAATTTTTGACGAAATGCGGCCTTTGGTCGAATGTGCGGCTAAGTTAGATCGCCGGGCTACGAGCGCATTTACCCGATGGCATAAGATTCGGCAGGCTACTGGTTCAAGGGGCGCGGGCAGAACGGAGCGGTTTTATGATCTAGGCCGCAAATGTTTTACCGAGTGGAAAAGGCTTGATTGGAAATGTAACGAAGTAGTTAAGAGGGTTCGCGACGCAAAAGAGGAGGCGTTGCGCGGCGTTTTGAACCCTGAGAGCGTCGGTTTCCAATTGTCGAGTGAGTGCGTACAATTACACAATAAATTGGTGGGAATTTCACGGGTGAGTGTGCCAAAAACGCATAAGGGTTGGGGAATTTTCTAATGACTGAACTGCCCCTTAGCCAGCAAGCCGCACCAAAAGCACCTGACACGGTGTTTGAGCGGATCTGGTCGATCTACCCGAAACAAGGCAAAGCCCGCACCGTTGGGCTTAAACCCAACAGCAAGCGCAAGCACGGCCTGACCCCCATGGAGCGTTGCCGAGAGGCGACCAAAGCAGCGTTGTACAAGGTTAGTGAAAATGTCCTGATCGGTGCTCTAGAGGCATATGTAGAACGCCACCTAGCAAACGAGAACGGCAAATACATCAAGGGCCTTGAATGGTGGCTAGAGCAGGGCCAGTGGGAGGTTGAAGATATTAAGCCGCGTGAAGGCGCTGGCATTGAAGCGCGGCCAGTTACCGGCAAGTCGTGGCAGAATTCAAAAGGCCAGGTTCATGAGATGCTTTCAGCCATGAGCGAGCAGGGGTGTCCCGATGATATACTTGACGCGCTTTTCGCTGATGGAATTGGCGTAACGCACGTGAACGCTTCAAAGGGCGTGCCGCCTACGGCAGTCTTGCGCACTACGCACGGTGATTTAGTATGGTGGCGGGCCGCAAACGGTTATGCTGAGAGGGCCGGATATAATCGGATTGCATATTCAAAGGCATATCTTGAACTAGCGCAAAAAAAGCGCGCGTTTGAACAAGAAGCGGAAAACGCATGATCCGCCAAGCACAGGAGCAAGCGGCCTAATGCAAAAGCTAAAGCTTCTAGACCTGTTCAGCGGCATCGGCGGCTTTTCACTGGGCCTTGAGCGCAGCGGCGGATTTGAGACCGTCGCCTTTTGTGAAATCGAAGAGTTCCCGCGCCGGGTGCTCGCAAAGCATTGGCCGGAGGTGCCTTGCTATTATGAAATACGAGACCTCACCGCAGAGCGACTTGCTGCCGATGGAATTACCGTTGACGCGATCTGCGGAGGGTTCCCGTGCCAAGACATTAGTACCGCTGGCCGAGGCGCTGGCATTGAAGGCGAGAGAAGCGGCCTATGGCGTGAGTACGCGCGCCTTATTGGCGAGCTTCGACCGCGCGTCGTCTTCGTGGAGAACGTCGCAGCGTTGCTTGGTCGAGGGATGGACGTTGTATGCGGAGACTTGGCCGCGCTCGGGTATAATGCGGAGTGGGATGTTATTTCAGCAGCAGACATTGGCGCCCGGCACAAGCGCGCCCGGCTCTGGCTTGTGGCCCACCCCGACAGTGAACGGAAACTACAATCGGAAAGGCTGTTCGCCTACGTCTGGCGATGGATTGGCGACGGCGGTCAAGCGGCAAATGTGGCCGACTCCTTGCGCGTCCGACCATCGGGATCGGGGCGGCCCGTCAACGCCCGCAATTCAGCGCAGGAAGAAGATCGGGAAAAGCATCGAGCTTTTTATGACTGTGGATGGGCCGTTGAACCCGCAGTGGGTCGAATGGCTCATGGGGTTCCCAATGGGGTGGACAGACTTAAAGCCCTTGGAAACGCCGTAGTTCCTCAAATTCCCGAACTTCTAGGCCGTGCATGGCTGGCAGCACAGGAGCAAGCGGCATGAGTGACGAATGCAAAGCCCTACGCAACGCATCAGCCCGCCTTGTGGTGACGGTGCGGGAAATGCTGGCACCTGTTAGCACGACGCCAAGCCCTCAGAGGATTAAGCTTGATAACGCGCTGCACGATGTTGAGCGGGCAAAGATGGAATGGGACCGGGCGCAAGCTTTGGACCGTTTGCAGCAGCTTGGACAGGAGGCCGATGCAATGCGCAAAGCGAAGAAGGAAACAAGATAAATGAGCGACCAATTTAAAGTATTTCTTGAGCGCAGCAATTTTGGGCAGCGTATTGACGTCCGATTTGGGTGCTTGACAGATTCAGGGCAAAATTATGCAAAGCCTTTGGTTTTTTTAAAGCGCGATGAGGGAGTTTTGGTTCCTCCAACTGTCTCGCTAGATATCACATCAGCACAAGAATTGATGGATGGGCTTTGGCAGTGCGGCATTAGGCCAACGGAGGGTACTGGAAGCGCAGGGTCTTTGCGCGCAACTGAGCGACACCTTGAAGACATGCGTTCGCTTGTTTTTAAGACCGCTCCCAAAAAGGGCTGATTATGGCGAAAACCAATAAAACCCGCCGCAAGCACAAGCGCAAAGCCCCGCACCCCATGAGCGCGGCGAAGCCTGGAAAGCCCACCACGCGGCGCGGGCGCATCGAAGTTGCCCGGTGTGAGCCGACGCCGGAGCTTTTGCGCCATCGTAAGGAGGTTGGGTCTACCTGCTTGATTGACCGGGCTGTAGAGCGCGGCATTCTTACACAAGAGCAAGGCCAGGGCGTTGAAGCTTTCGCCGGTGTGCGCCGGATGCTTGGCGTGGCTGAGTATCAACCCGCAGGCGTGCTGGCTCAACAGCAGCCGCAAGCGCCCGGAGCTGAGACAAGCGAAGAACGGATCTACAGAGCCAAGATCGCCTATGCCGACGCCTGCGCATTGCTGGACGCGATACCGGGCGCTTTCGACGAAGTGGTAAGCCTGTGTGACCAGCGACCGCCGCGCAATGTCGAAGCGCTCAAGGCTGGGGCGGCGGTGCTGGCTGGGCTGTTTGTGGCGGGCAATCGGGCAGCGTGAATTGACTTGACGAATGACATCAAAGATGTCAATGGTGTCCATAACGCTGAAGTCGAGATTTGCGGCTAGGCACAGATAACAACACCCCTCACGCTTAGCCTGCTGGCATATCCAAAGGCAGTGACGCGCAAACCGAGGGGTTACTTCTCCGGGCGTGCGACACCCACACAGCCAATAGCTTAACCTAACGCACAGGCCCGGTACCCTACAGCCTGCCCCTTAAATCACATCACGCCTAGCGTAATGCGGTGCTTCCCCCAGGCATGGGGCAGGCTGACATATGGAGACGTCATGTCGGATCGCTCGCCTGTCATCGACAGCATCAAGGCGCAAGCGCAAGGCGTGACACCACAGCAGCAACAGGCAGCCGCGTTCTTCGATCTGATCGCCACTCTCGCCCGTAAGCGCGGAGCCAAGCGCGTGGATATCGCCAGCGGCCCTGATGGTGAGTTGTCGGTTAGCTATGACTTTGAGGGCCTGAATGGCTGTGATGAGGCGTGACCAGCGCGGCGCAAAGGCGGCGGAGTAGAGATATGGCCGCAAAAACGACCCCTAAAAAGGAATGGCCTGCCGATAAGGTCGAACGGCGTTCAGTTGGTGCGCTGGAGGTGGTCGCGCTTGCAGGGTAAAATAAACGGCCCAGCGGAGTGCTGTAACACTCGACGCCGGGCCTAACCACAAAAGCCGTAGGAGGGCTTTCATGGCTTCTGCAATAGGTAGCGCTTCCGAGGTCTGGCGCGCAATCCCCGGAAATGAGGGTTATGAGGTCTCAAGCCTCGGGAGGGTTCGATCCCTTGACCGCATCACCGTAGACGGGCGCCGGGTGCGCGGGCGTGTGCTCAAATGCTGGGCCGCTGGGTATCGAGGTTCATATCAGTACGTTTGCCTCGGTAAATCGGTGAAGTGCGGCGTCCACCGACTTGTGGCGTTAGTTTTTCACGGCGAGCCGCCTGAGGGCAAACCTGAGGCAGCGCACTTAAACGGTAATGCGGCAGACAATCGAGCGTGCAACGTCGTTTGGGCATCACGCTCAGAAAATGAACAGCACAAGCGGGCGCACGGCACATACCAGCGCCCGGTGAATTATTACAAGCCTGGACAAAAGAAGCGCGGCCCAAAACAGTCTAAGCACCCGCGCGCTGCGGAGATGTCGCGCCGTAGGGCGGAGGGCGCTTCGCTCGACCAGCTTGCCGCCGAGTTCGGAATGTCCAGGAGCGGCATGTATGGGGTTCTTAAATGTCGGCTATGAGGAAATTGGCAGTCACTTATAGGGACGCGGAAAGCCTTAGGCCGTACCAGCGCAACGCTCGCACTCATAGCGATGAGCAAATCGCCCAGATCGTTGCCTCGATAAAGGAGTTCGGGTTCACGAATCCTATCCTTGTGGATGGCGAAAACGGAATCATTGCCGGTCACGGGCGATTGATGGCCGCCAACAAGCTGGGCATGAAACAGGTCCCGACCATTGAATTGTCTGGCCTGAGTGAAGCGCAAAAGCGCGCCTATGTGCTGGCCGATAACAAGCTGGCGCTGAATGCGGGCTGGGACCTGGAACTGCTTGGCGGTGAATTGCGCGGGCTGGCCGAGCTTGGCTTTGACTGCGAACTAACCGGGTTTGACGGCACCGAGCTTGAAGCCCTGATGGCTGAGAAGACCGAGGGCCTGACCGATCCCGACGATACGCCGGAGCCGCCGCTTAACCCGGTGACGGAGCTGGGTGAGGTCTGGCTGCTCGGCAAGCACCGGATCGTCTGCGGGGACAGCACCGACGCGGACGTGGTGGCGAAGTGCCTTAACGGCGTCGCGCCTCACCTGATGGTCACGGACCCGCCTTATGGGGTGGAGTATGACGCGGAGTGGCGCAAGGGCGCCCTGCCTGAAACAAATCCCGGCAAGTCTGGGGGCATGCATGGCAAGGTCCAGAACGACAATCGAGCCGACTGGAGCGAGGCGTGGGCTTTGTTTCCCGGCGACGTGGCGTATGTTTGGCATGCCGGCGTGAAGTCGGCTGAGGTGCAGCAGTCGCTGGAGGCATGCGGCTTTCAGGTTCGAGCCCAGATCATCTGGGCAAAGCACCAATCTGTCATTGGGCGGGGGCATTATCACGTTCAGCACGAGCCATGCTTCTATCTGGTCAAGAAGGGCGGCACAGGCCACTGGGGCGGTAGTCGCAAGCAGCACACATTGTGGCAGATTGACAAGCCACGAAACAGCGAAACCGGCCACAGCACCCAAAAGCCCGTCGAGTGCATGAAGCGTCCCATCGAGAACAACAGCTCGCCGGGTCAGGCGGTGTATGAGCCTTTCTCTGGTTCCGGCACCACAATCATCGCAGCGGAGATGACCGGGCGCGTCTGCCACGCCATTGAGCTGTCGCCTGCCTACGTCGATGTGGCCGTGAAGCGCTGGCAGGAGTTTACCGGCGAGCAGGCCACGCTTGAGGGCGATGGACGCTCGTTTGATGAGATTGCGGGTGAGCGCGGTGGAGAGAGCGAGGCAGCGTAACCCTATTCGTAGGGCGGGAGGTTATGTTGCAGCGCCGTTATGGCGAGGCGGATCGAAAGCGGGATGCGGCGTTCGCCGGACTCGTATCGGTCCCAAGTGTTGACCGATCCGACGCCTAGCAGGCGGCACGCGGCGGCTTTGGAAAGCCCCCGCGCTTCGCGCCATTGGGTAAGGCGTTCTGGGCGCATCACGGGGCCACCGAGAACAAACGAACATCGGGATGTTCAGCCTTGGCCCACCGCTTGGCATCGGCAAGGTTCATTGATTGGGGCGCAAATACCACGTTGGCTTCATCGCCGTTCAGAAAAAAGGCCCAAAGGCCAAAGCCGCGTGGCTGCTTGAGGTGGCTGCGCTCAAAGGCTGAATTGTCAAAGCGTTGGCGGGGCATGTCGTTCTCTCCGTTGTTGATGACTCTTTATCGCGCAAAAATGAGTGACGCGCAAGGGGTAAAAACGCAAAAATGACAGAAAGAGGCGAAAAACATGCCCGGACGCAAGCCGCACGCGCCGACAGACAAGAGCCGCGCCCAGGTTGAGGCCATGGCGGGCTATGGATTACCGCAAGATCAAATCGCCAAGGTGATGCGGATTGGCGAAACGACGTTGAAGAAGCACTACGCCGAGGAGCTTTCGCGCGGATCGGCGGTGGCTAACTCCATTGTCGGTGAGGCGCTGTTTAAGCAGGCGCGCGGTGGTAACACCACTGCTATGATCTTTTGGGCGAAGACCCGCATGGGCTGGAAAGAAACCACCACGCTGGAGCACACAAGCCCTGACGGCTCCATGTCGCCAGCTGATAACAAAGGCGCGATAGATGAACTCACTCGCCGCCTCGATAGCATCGCTACCGCCAAGCCAAAGGGCTAAGGCTCTAAAGGGCTTTGACCCTGAGCACATTGCCAAGCTCTGGCCGGTATGGGCGAGGAGTGACCAGATCGCACCGGAGGGCGATTGGCGCACATGGCTGCTACTTGGCGGGCGGGGTGCAGGTAAGACCCGATCCGGCGCTGAGTTTATTCGCCAGGAGGTCATGAATGGCTGCGGTAGGATTGCGTTGGTAGCGCCCACGGCAGCTGATGCGCGTGACGTTATGGTAGAAGGGCCGTCTGGGCTTTTGTCTGTCTGCTGGCAAAGAGACGCAGATTACAGGGGCAACCTGACGGGGCGCCCGATCTATGAACCATCCAAGCGGCGGCTAACATGGGAGAACGGGGCCACGGCGACGCTGTTTTCCGCTGATGAGCCTGACCGGATGCGCGGTCCGCAGTATGACGGGGCATGGTCAGACGAGCTGGCCGCGTGGAACCATATGCGCGAAGCGTGGGACATGCTGCAATTTGGCTTGCGCCTTGAGACGCGAACAGGCCGCGCGCCGCGCCAATGTGTGACCACAACGCCGAGGCCAAAGCCGCTCATCCGAGAGCTTGTGAAAGACCCGGCCACGGTGGTCAGCAAGGCCAATACCTACGCCAACGCGGCAAACCTGTCAGATGCGTTTCTTGAGACGCTGCGGGCTAAGTACGAAGGCACGCGGTTAGGGCGGCAAGAGATTGACGCGGAGATACTAGAAGACACTCCAGGCGCGCTGTGGACGCGAGCTATGCTTGATGAAGCGCGCGGCGCAATGCCGGAGCGGTTTGATCGCGTGGTGATTGGCGTTGACCCGTCTGGGTCTGACGGCGAGAGCGGCGATAGTCAGGGTATTGCAGCTGTTGGCAAAATCGGCAACCGGGCGTGCATTATCGAGGATGCATCAACCCGGCAAAGCCCTGAAGGATGGGCGCGGGTTGTCTCTGACCTGTACGACAAACACGGCGCTGATGCGGTCATCGTCGAAAAGAACTATGGCGGCGATATGTGCCGAGCGGTGTTGCAATCGCATAACCGTAACCTGCCGGTGCGCATGGTAACCGCGACAAGAGGCAAGCATGTCAGGGCCGAGCCGGTGGCTGCGCTTTATGAGCAGGGCCGGGTTACCCACGCATCGGTGATGACTGAGTTAGAGGATCAGCTTTGCCTTTTTACCGGCAACGGTTACGCGGGTGAAGGCTCGCCCGATCGGGCTGACGCCGCCATATGGGCGCTGACTGAGTTGATGCTTTCGGCCAAGGGCGAACCGATGTTGTGGAGGCTGTAGCATGTTAAGCCGCGCATCAGTCGCCAGCAAATACAACGCCCTTCGTTCGGACGCTCTGCGCAATGCGCTTGATGAGATTATCAGCACGACCGAGCGTAATGTTTACATTAAGCCAACAAGCCTTCGCAAATTTGGCACGCACGACGAACTAAGCGCGACCGAGGTCGAGACGGTTTGGGAAGTTAACTCGAACGAGGAATATGTTTCGGACAACCTCATCAACCGCGCTGTTAGCTCTAACGCAGCCGATAACCAAACGATCTTTTACGAAGGCCACACGATTGACGGAAGCGGGAACCTGACCTCCGTGACAGGCTCGCTGACGTTGAACGGTCAAACGCCGGTCGCATTTCCTGGGCTTGCCCGGCATACGCGCGCTGTCAATCGCAGCGCGACCGAGTTGCAAGGCGATGTGTATTTTTACCAGTCAACAGCAACGGTCACGGATGGCGTCCCGCAAGAAGAAAGCCTGATTCATAACAAGATCAGCGGGACAGCATCGCCGCCACAACAGCAAAGCCAAAAGGCCGCAACGGCGGTCAGTCAACACGACTGGTGGATTGTTACTAATTGGTCGACATCAGTTCGCGTTAAACAAAACACAAGTGTTAACTTTTATTTAGAGGTCAGGGACCAAGGCGGGGTTTTTCGTGTGGTTTCGACTATGGCCTGCAGCGCTGGCGACACTCAGACGCGCATCTATGAACCATGCTTGATCGTTCCGCCTAACAGCGATGTCCGGGTTAGGGCGATTGCCGCAGCATCGAGCGCTGAGGTTTCAAGCGAGCTTAACGGCTATCTGGCCAATGACCCGTTTTCGCAAGGTGAATATGCATGAGCATTCTTGATCGCGCATTATCAGCCGTCGGGTTAGAGCGCCGGGACAGCCAAGCTGCGCAAGCGCGCGTGGTGGGGCGCGTCGGGCGTCCTGTTTATCGCGCGTCAATGGTTAGCGGCAACGGTGCAGATCCGCGCCAGTATGCGCCGGAAGCCATGCAGTCGGTTGTCGCCTTTGTGGCTGTGCAGATGGTGGCTAAGTCGTTTGCATCTGTTCAATGGGATATCAAGCGCCAGCTTCGTGACGGCACGCTAGAGGATGCCGCACAGCCGGACCTACAAGAGCTGTGGGGCCGCACTGACCCGCTCACTAGCGGCGCACAGTTCCGCGCGCAGTTGGCGACAAACCTGACCATTTATGGCGAAGCACCTGTAGAGCGGTTTCTACTTGGTCAGCGACCGGCAGAGCTTTACGCGGTCGAGCCTTATGCGGTCGGCGTTGTGCCAGGGCGCACGGGTATGCCGCAAGAGTACACCTACAAGCAATCAGGCCGAGAGGTGCGCTTTCCGGTCAACGTCGCTACGGGCGATTGCGACTTACTGTTTATCAAGACGTACAACCCCGCCGACCATTGGCGCGGGCTGGCTCCAACCGTGGCGGCGGCAAAAGACATTGACGGGTCAAACGCGGGCAAGGAATGGAACGCGGCCCTGTTGCAAAATGCAGCGCAGCCGAGCGGCCTTCTGGTATCGCCTGATAGCCTGACTGACGAACAGCGCAGCCGGTTGCAGCAGGTGCTACGCGAGCAATACAGCGGCGCACAGAACGCTGGTAAGCCGATGGTTGCAGAAGCCGGGCTTGACTGGAAGGCGATGGGCTTAACGCCAAATGAAATGAGCTGGCTTGAAGGCAACCGGGAGGCCGCGCGCAACATTGCGATGGCCTATGGTGTACCGCCCATGCTGCTCGGCATTCCAGGCGACAACACATATTCGAATTTCCGAGAGGCTCGGCTGGCGTTTTACGACGACACCATTATCCCGATGCTGCGTTTAGTCGCTGATGAAATGAACCGCTGGCTTACACCGCGCTTTGGTGAAGGGTTGCAGCTGCGTCCAGACATTGAAGGCATTGAGGCGCTTGATTTTCGCATGGAGCGCCGCTTTGCAATGGTGCAAGGCGCTGACTTTCTGACCGTTGATGAAAAGCGTGCAGCGCTCGGTTATGAGCCGCTTGGCGAGGAACGCGGCGGGGACATGGTGCCGACCGTCCAGCAATACGGCGCTGTAATGCTAGACATGGATGACGACCCAGAAAGCGCAGGGCGTAGGGCGTTTGGTGATGGGGCCTCTTAACCCGTCAGATGCGGAAGCTTTCCGCCGCTTTCATGAGCGCTGGAAGGCCAAGGCAGAGCGGCCATATGCGCAAGAGATAGCCAAGCTGCTGGCCCGCTACGGGCGTGAGGCGGCAAGCGCAGTTGATCAGGGGCTAGATCCATTCGCCGGGCCGGTTGTTGATAGCCATGCCCGCGATATTCGGGCGGTGCTAGAGCGCCGCAATGTGCAGATTGCCCGCAAATGGAGCGAGCTTGTAAAGCGCGACGCTAAGAGCGCATGGACGCACGAACGCAAGGGCTTTGAAGAAGACTTCGAGATGTGGCTGGCTCGCTTCATGGCGACCTACACGGCGCGCGATGTGGTGCGCATAGCTGATACAACGCGCGAGGAAATACGCCGCTCAATTGCGCAGGGGCAGCGTGAAGAGCTTGGCAGTGCTGGCATCGCTCGGTTGGTGCGTGAACGCACTCGGGTAATTGGCGCGGCGCGAGCAATGACGATCGCGAGAACGGAAACCGGACGGGTTAGCAATGCCGCCACGGGCGCAAGCGCTGATGCGTTAGGGATTGAATATGTGCGCGAGTGGAGCGCAGCGGCAAGCGAGCGGACCCGCGAAAGCCACCGCATCGCTGATGGGCAGCGTCGCAGGCCGGATGAAGCGTTTCAGGTGGGCGGGGCAAGCCTAATGCACCCAGGAGACCCGGACGGCCCAGCCGGTGAGACAATCAACTGCCGATGCGCCATCGCGCTAAGGACGGAGTGACGACATGGACTATCACTTAAACATTCCGCTTGAAATCAAGCTGGACGGTGAGCAGCGCAACAAGATTAGCGGGCTGGCTTCGACCTTTGGCAACATTGACCAGACCGGCGATGTGATCGAGCGCGGTGCGTTTGAAAAGTGCTTGAAGCGATGCGCACAAAGCGGGCGCAAGATCGTCATGCTTGACCATCACAAGATGGACAGCCCTGTAGGTGTCTGGGAGCGCCTTGAAGAAACGGAAGCCGGGCTTGAGTGCAATGGCCGTCTAACCATGAGTGTTCAACGCGCACAAGAATTGCGCGACTTGATGGCTGACGGTGCCATTGACGGGCTGTCTATCGGATTCCGCGCGGTCGATTACTACATGGACCGCGAAACTGGCGTGCGATACCTGACCGAGATCGACCTGCGTGAAATCTCGCTTGTGTCAATGCCAGCCAATGAGCAGGCCCGCGTTACCGGGCTTAAAGCACTTGCGCCCGCAATCAGCACGGTGCGCGACTTTGAGCACGCGCTCATCAACGATTTAGGATTTACCCGCAACGCCGCCAAATCAATCGCGGCGGGCGGGTTTAAGGCGTCCGATGTTCGGGATGAACCGGGAGCCATGGACTTGGCGGACCTGCGTGATGCAGTCGCCAGTCTCAAGCAGAGCTTAGGCTCTTAATCGAAACTGGTGCCAAGGAGATAAATCATGGACGCCACTGAAATGAAGCAGCTGCGCGATGATGCGCAGTCTGCACTGAAGGCTGTCAACGAGAAGGTTGATGAGCTGAAGAAAGACCAGGACGCGCTTGTCACGTCTGCTCTGGACAAGGCAAACGCCGAGTTCGACCAGAAGTATGCCAAGTGGGAAGGCGAGTTCAACAAGGTTGAAATTGAAGCCAAGGCGGCGAAGGCTGCTGCTGAACAGCTGGAAGCCCGCATTGCAAAGCTGAACACCGCTGGCGGTAACGAATCCGAAGCCAAGGCAATCAGCGCCAAGCTGGCCGATGCCTTCTATGTTGAGTACGTCCGCAAGGGTGAGAAGGCTGCTGTAGAAGCGCTTATGGCTGAGATGCCTGCTGAGGTAAAGCGCCTGTCGTCTGATCAGGACCCGCAAGCTGGCTATCTGCTGGCTCCAGCAACGCTGGAAGCTGAGATTGCTCGCATCGTCACTGAGATCAGCCCTGTGCGCCAGTTCGCTGACGTGCAGACCATCTCGACCGAAGAGTATCAGCGCAATGTGAATGTGGCCGGTTCGGCTGCACGCTGGGCCGATCAGGACGTAGCGTCTACCGGCGAAACGACCAACCCATCGTTCAAGAAGCTGCGTTTCTATGCGCACAACCTGGACGCTGAGTATCACGCTTCTCAAAACCTGCTGGCTGATAGCCGTGTGGATATTGAGCAGCTGTTCTCTCAGGAAATGGGTACAGCCATGGGCGAAAAGGAAGCGGAAGCTTTCGTCGATGGTGACGGTATCAACAAGCCGCGCGGCTTCCTTGACTACAACAAGACGCTGGCAGCTTCTTATACCGGCGCGTGGGAAACCATCGAAACGCACATTACCGGCGCGGCTGGTGCGTTTCTGGCGGCTGGCTCTGGCCCTGAAGAGGTCTTTATCGACTGTATCCACAGTCTCAAGCAGCCGTATCAGGCCAACGCCCGGTTCTACTTGAGCCGTGGCACGCTTGGCGAGGTCCGCAAGATCAAGGACGCCGATGGCCGTCCGCTGTTCATGTGGGATGGCTCGATGCCGGGTACGATTGCGGGTGAACCGTTCTCGATCTTCCAACAGATGCCTGCCGTTGCAGATAACGCTTATGCGATTGCATACGCTGACCTGCGTGCAGCCTATCAGGTTGTCGATCGTGCTGGCCTGAACGTCATTCGTGACCCGTATTCGGCCAAGCCTGACGTGCAGTTCTTTGGCCGTAAGCGTGTTGGCGGTGGCGTCAAGATGTTTGAAGCCATCAAGCTGATCCAGTTCGCTGACTAACCGGCGCGGGGCGGGCCTTAAAGCTCGCCCCATAGCTTTTGAGAAAGGAAAAGAGAGATGAAAGACCTTCACTCTAATATCACGCCGGTGCAGCTTATTGCTCCGGCGGCTGCTGGCACCGATAACACGGCTATCGTGTCCGACATCATCGACCGCCAAGGTTATGAGGGCCTTGCCTTCATCCTGAACATTGGCACCAACACTGACGCCAACGCCGAATTCACCGTGCTTGTTGAGCATGGCGACGAGGCCAACCTGTCGGATGCGGTTGCTGTGGCTGATACCGGCCTCAACGGCACCGAAGCCCTTGCAAGCTTTACCGCTGCTGATGATGACGACAGCGTGCGTAAGATCGGGTACGTGGGCGGCAAGCGTTACACGCGCGTGACCGTCACCCCGACCGGCAACGACAGCGGCAACATCTTCGTTTCTGGCGTTGCTGTTCTGGGCTATGCCGAGCAGGCAGACACGGCTAACCCGCCTGCATAAGCGGGGGTATTGGGGGCGGGGCTTTGGCCTCGCCCTTTTTCTTGCAAGGGAGTGACCCATGCAGATCAAACTACACAAAGCCTATCGCGTCGCGCTGGACGGTCGCAACGACCAGCACACGTTCATGCCGGGCATCTATCAGGTGCCGAGCGAGATGGCTGAGAAGTGGGCCAAGGGCGCACTATCACGTGGCCCGCGCATTGCCGAGGAAGTAAAGCCCGCACCGGCGCTTGAAACTAAAGACGAAGCGCCTGCCAAGCCCAAGCGCAAATATACCCGCCGCAAGAAAACCGAAACCAAGGGCTAACCATGAGCTACGGCAACCGCTTCGGGCGGCTCTCCATCGTGACGGCACCCGCTGCGGAGCCGATCAGCACGGCAACGGCTAAGGAATGGCTGCGCATTGAAAGCGGTGTAACGGCTGATGATACGCTCATTGACGCGCTTGTGGTTGCCGCGCGCCAGCACGTCGAAGAATACTGCCAGATCCGGCTTATCACGCAGACCGTGCGCCAAACGCTGGATCGCTGGCCGGGATATCGCGCGAACGCCATCATGCCGAATGATGGCCGCATTAGCGACTGGAAAAACGGCGAGGTTGATTACGTTGAGCTAATCGCCCGTCCAGTGCAGTCAATCACATCGGTGACGCTGTACGATGATGCGGGCAATTCTGACACTTGGGCAAGTTCTAATTATCGGCTGAGTGCGCCTGGTGACCGTTCGCGCCTTGTGCCGACCGATAACGCAGCATGGCCCAGCGCTGAGCGCCGCAGCGATGCGATCGAGATTGTTTACGTTGCAGGCTTTGGCAATGCGGGCAGTGATGTGCCAGACGCGATATTGAAGGCCATGAAGCTGCTAGTCGCGCACTGGTATGAAAACCGCGAGGCCGTGGTCATTGGCACAATCACGGCAGAATTGCCGTTTGCGGTTAAAGCGCTGTTGCAGCCTTACCGCTTTATCACGATTTAGGAGCTGACATGGCCCGCACATCAAACCTTGCCAATGTGGCGACCGTTAGCCGCGCGTCTAAGGCGTGGTATCCTGGCGGCTGGGACTTTACCAATGGCGGCGCTATCACTGGCGACCTGACCGAGTACGCTAACAACATCGCACGCGATGGCGCGCAAGGGCTGCTGGTAGAAGAAGGCAGCACAAACGAAATCCGCAATCCGCGCGGTGAGGGCGCGGGCGCCGGGACACCGGGGACGCTGCCGACAAACTGGCAAGTGGCACCGAGCAGCTTACAAGAAATTGTAGGGTCAGGAACGGAAAACGGTTGGCCTTATGTTGATGTTCGGTTTAATGGCACGCCTACCTTTGATCCGGCTATAACGCCGGAAGCGGACACCCAGATCACAGCTTCAAACGGTCAGACATGGACCGGCTCAATCGGGGTTAAATTGGTTGCTGGTGATTTGACGAATATTAGCGGCGTGAGGCTTGTTGTTCTTGGCCGTACTAGCGCAGGGGCAGCTGACAGCGGTACATTTAACCAGTCCGAACTTTTCACGCCTGACGGCACTCATAAGCGCATACACCACACAGCGACGCTAGACGGTGGAGCCTCAACCGAGCGGGTTATTTCGAGGCTTGTTGTGGATTGGGACGGCTCCGGCGCTATCGACATTACTTTGCGCATCTACGCGCCCCAACTCGAACAGAAAGCCTACCCAACGTCACCCATCCTGCCCCCGGCTGGCACGCTTGCGGCGAGCACGCGCGCGGCTGATGATATTGAAGTCGGGAACGGAGCTTGGTCGAACGATAACGGGCCGGGTTCAATCTACATCGAGGCAATCGCAGCCTTCTCGGGAGTGGCCGGAAACTTCGGTCGATATGCTGCCTACGGCAACAATAACGGCGCAAACGAGCTTTCGCTTACCCAACAGCAAACATCGAGCGCAAGGGCTTCGGTGCGGGACAGCTCAGTTGCAATTGCAAGTGTCGATAAGGTCGTTGCTGCGGGGGATCTAATTCGCGGCGCAATGTCATACGACGCATCCGGCGCAACTGTATCGGTTAACGCAGAGACGCAACAGACAAGCACAGGCGGTGACGGTCAACTTGGGACAAGTAAGCTAGCGATCGGTCGTTCACCAGATGGCGCAGGTGCCACAGTAATTCCGACCGCTTACATCAAACAAATCCGCTACTGGCCGCGCCGCCTGTCTAACGCCGAGCTTGAAGCACTGGTGGGGAATTAAAATGAGCTTTGTTGACGTATACCTAAGAGCTAATGACGAAGCTGCGTTAAAAGCGGCTTTACCGTGGGCGGTGTGGGGTGAGGATGCGCCGGAAGGTGTTCAGGCTGGCGACTGGAAAGAAGGCGAGCGGTTCCGCTACGCGCTGTCTCTGATCGGCGCTGTGGTCACAACCGACGCTGTTATGAGCGAGGATGGCGAAACGGTTGTGACGCCAGCGGTTATTGATACCGGCTTTCACGCTAACTTGCGCCTAATTGATGGCTATTCACCAGACATTCCAGCTGAGGTCGTGGTGACGCCGAGCAACCCTAGCCGGGTGTTTGCCTGATGGCTCGCCAGCGCATCGGCCCTATGCGTCACCGCATTACGATTGAGCAGCAGACCGAGACGGCAACCGAGTACGGCGGCGCGTCTGTGGCATGGTCAACGCGCGCGACTGTGTGGGCGTCGATGGAGCACAAGAGCCTTGCGCAAGCCATAGGCCCTGGCGGCTTGCTTATGGACCGCTCGCAGATTGATTTCATCGTGCGTGACAGCGCTGGCGTGCGCCAAGGTGACCGCATTCAATACGACAGCCGGGTATTTACCGTGCAGGCGGTGGCAAATGAAGATGAGCGCGGGCGGTTTAAGCGCGTGGTCACGACCGAGCGCGAGCAGGACTGATGCGCTTTAACGTGGATGGTCGCGGTTTTGGCAATCAGCTACGCGCGGCCATAGACACGCGCGAGCTTAGCGGCGCGGTGGTCAAAGAGCTGCGTCTAGGTGCAGTACGCATTCAAGGCGATGTGGTGCGATCCATCCAGAACAGCCCGCCAACTGGCAAGACATACCGACGCGGTAACGTGCTTCATACGGCGTCTAGTCCAGGCAACGCGCCGCGCACTGATACCGGGCGGCTTGTGCAGAGTGCGCGCGTTGAGCCAACACAAGGCGGCGCCGACGTGGTGATAGCGTCAAATCATGCGGTGCATCTTGAATACGGAACCCGCAACATGGCACCGCGCCCGCACCTTGAGCCTGCCGCAGAGCGTAACGCTGACGAATTAGCCGAAGCCGTAGCCCGCGCGATGGGCCGCGCTTGGGAGGACTGATATGCGTGCTTTGCTCCCTCTAGTCCGCGACACAATCGACGCGCTTGAAGCTGATGCGCTGTTAGGCCAGTACATGGGCCGCGCGCCAAAGGTTTATACCGAGCGCCCGCCTGATGGCGTTGCCGCGCCATTTCTTACGCTAGACATATTAAGTGCGAACGCTTGGAACACGCAAAGCTATCGAGGCACTGAATATCAAATCCAGGTTAGCGCGTTTTTCTTGCGCACCGAGCAAGGCGGCGCGCGTGGCATTCTTGATGTAGCGCAGACCGCCGAGCGCATCCGTGACGTTCTTGATGACCTTGATAACTATGACCTGCCGGAAAGCCCAAGCGAAGGCGAAGCGGTCATTCTGGATTTTACCAATGGGCGGTTTGAGACAGGCGCGGACAACGCGCGCTTAGTCCTTCGCCAGTACACGAACAGCTTGCCTCCGACGCCTGACCCGGATGGCAAGTTTATGCAGGCCGCGTGCCGCTTTCGTTGCTTGGTCGGCATTAGTAACTAAGGAGGCCAGATATGGCTGCACAAAAGGGCGTTGATGTCCTCTTAAAGATTGGCGACGGGGAAGCATCCGAAGCCTTCACCAACGTTGGCGGCGCGCGTACCGTGTCCATGACGTTCAACAACTCCACCGTAGATGCCACGTCTGCAAGCTCTACCGGGCAATGGCGTCAGCTGATCGACGCGGCAGGCATCCTGTCCATGGACGCATCGTTCAGCGGCGTGTTCCAAGACGACATCC